CTCCTCTGACCCACATCGTCATTTCAAGTATCGTATCAAGGTCCAAGGGAGCTACATGTCGACACAAATCTGTATCATACCTAAACTTTCTCTTGAGGAAACTAATTTCCGCAAGAGAACGAAAAGGTACAATATTACCAGTTTTGTCTTCGTCAGTGTACTCCATTCCAATATCGGCATAACCACGGGTAATGGTTACTTGGTTAAATATAGGGGAAATAAAGTCAGACATGTTGATGATATTATCATCACCATATGCGACCATATATACATGATCAAAGAAATAGGAGGGGGAATAATCAGTAGTTTTACAGAAAACATACATCATACTCAAAACATTGTAGAGGGTATTAATAACAGCGGTACCAGGATTTCCAGATGTTAAGGAATGATTCCAACCGTAAATGTTATTACCGTGAAGGTGAATGGAATTCACTATTTCACAGAAAATAACTTTACGTATCTTTCGATTTTGGTCGTTATCCGGGTCGGTGGGATCGTCTTCGACATCACAAATGATGTCACAACAAGCCCACAGGATCTCAGCAAGTTCTGTACCATCGAAATTACGAAAATCGCCAGCAGCAACTTTGCTACCTTTGGATCGTAATTTCTTGGTAAGAACTTCCCAATCAACACCAGTGGCATTAATACCAACTCCACAAAAATTATGAATACGATTACGCATCATGTGTGCAAAGAAAGGCAAATAATATTGCCTCATGAAAATAACAAAATCCATTGGGCCAGCCGAGAAAACGCGAGTCTTCCCAGCTTTAACTTTCTCTATAGGACGAAGTTCATCCTTTAGAGTGTCAGCCCAAATAGTTTCCATTCTTTCACCCTTGCACGCAAGTTCATATCTTTTCTGTAAAGCGTTAATTAAATCAGGGTGGTCTAAGATATAATCTTCACCATCACCAAGCCATTTCCGTTTACCAGCTGTACCGCCAGTTTGGAAACACCAAGGAATGCCAGGTGAAGATCGTCTTTTAACGGGGGTAATGAAATCATCTCCGGGTAAGCCCTTAATGGACTCACTAACCGTAAGAATACCTTTAAAGTTCTTACTTCGGCCCTTCTTAAGGAAGGACGTCAATGCAATTCTACATCTACGGAGGGTCATAATATCAATGGTTGGGGTAACAACACCACATTTCTTAAGTCCTGTCATTAATGGATCAACTCGTTCTCCATCTATGACAAGGGGTTTAAGAGCAGCTGGTTGTTTAAAGGGCATTTTAACTAATTGATGAATAGGGGAAGGTCTCAATTCAGTCTTAGTGGGGCGAGGTAGTACATTGGGATACTTTCCTATAGGCATAAAATTGCCTTCAGGAACGACATGTTCACCAGTATATGGTAAATCGAGCTTTATTTGTGCTTCAAAAGAAACATTTCGTAAAGCTCGCTCTATCATATTCTGTGTAATGTGAACAGCCCAAGCTTCTCCTTTATAGCCAGCTACATGAATACCAAGTATTTTACGTGATAAACTAGGAGCAGAAGCAAGTAAAGGAGCACCACAATCGCCACCACTAGTCTCAGCATAATATCTATATCCTTGTCGTAATTGGATGGATTTACTAGTACCATCCAGGTCATCTAATGTGTATTCCATACTATCTAATATGGTTATGCTGGGGAGGGAAAAATCGTTATAGGAAAGAAGTCTATTTTGTCGTCCTAGGTATCTTAAGTGGGGAAGGTTACCAGGGATCTCAGAGAATTTACAGAGATCTTCTTGTAGAGTAAATTGCTTAATAATATCTCTATGACCATTAACAGAACGGGGTAATTCTATTAATACAGCGTCTAAGTCTTCATTCCTAGATGTGG